ACCCAGAAACCCGTAGGATTGCACGGAAACAACTTGCTTACTTTATGGTCACTACTGGGTCATTGGCCGGTGTCGCTGGGCTACCTTTGATGGGCGCAGCTGCCGCAATCTACGATATGTTTGCTGATGATGACGAAGATGACTTCGAAGCTATGATGCGTAAGCTATTACCCGGTACGTTATACGATGGGTTAGCCAACGAACTACTAGGCGTGGATATTGCTAGTCGTGTGTCTATGAACAGCTTGTTATATCGCCAGCCGTTTATCGACAAAGACCAGAGCAGGTTCTACACACTTATAGAACAGCTAGGCGGCCCTGTTGTTGGGGTAGGTTTGAGCGTTGAGCGAGGGTATGATCTTCTACAAGAAGGTGAAGTTCAACGTGGGCTTGAGGCTATGGCACCTGCCGCTATGCGTAACTTGAGCAAGTTTCAAAGGTTCTCTACCGAGGGAGCGAACACGATGCGAGGCAATCCAATCGTAGATGATATAAACCCATACAACTCGTTTATGCAGTTGTTAGGCTTCGCGCCCGCAGACTATGTAGAAAATTTAAAGATCAACAGCAGTGAGCGGCGTAGACAAAACGCTGTGGATGAAAGACGCCGTAAGTTATTACGTCGGCACAACATGGCTAAAACTCAAGGTGATAGAGAAGCGGTTCGCAAGATACGCGAAGATATACGAGAGTTCAACCAATCTTTACCTGCAGAATATCGGGATGATGCGATTGATGGCAAATCGTTGAAGAAGTCTCTCAGCGGGTTCCTCACAACAACCGGTAAAATGGTTAACGGTATCGTGTACACAGACGCTATGCGTAAGAGCTTCGAAGAGTACGAATAAAAAAGCCCCCGCCGAAGCAGGGGCAAGTATTCAGGTTGAGAACAACATTCACAGGCGAACGTCGTACCAGTATTGTTACACAGTACGCCACGTACGTAAACCTAATTTACCGTCTTCTATGCAAGTTTGCGTATCAAACTCCCATTCTTTACGTTTTGCGAGTTTATTTAGTTGCTCTTTACCCTTCTCAGTGTTGACACAAGGCACAAATATGGATGCCCCCACACTCATGTCCTCCCAGTCAACAGTGATCCGTAACCCATCAGGGTTTAAATCGTCAACCTTCAATACCTTCTGATCCATCACTATCTTGCTCCATCTCTGCAAACTCCATCTCTAGCACCCAATCCGGCGGTAGGTTAAAGTCAGTGCCTTTAGTAAGTCGTTTCTTTGTTCGTTTTGCACCTAACTTTTTCTTTAAGTCGTCTACAATACCTTGATAGTTTATCTGCTGATCTACACACCACTCTTTGAACGGCTTGATCCGCAGGAACAGTAGCTTCGTATCAGGCTCGTAACGTGCAACCAGATGGCCTTTAGGTGATGCCCCGACAGGTACAAGTTGATCTAGACCATTCTCGTTCCTACCACGAAGGTCTTCAGTGCTTTCGATTTTTAGCAAGTTGTTAAAGTTTTCTGACAAGTAGTTGTTGAGTGTTTGAGTAACAGATGAACCTGTATCGCTGACGTAGCTGTTACGAGAGAGCAATTCACCCACAACCCACTTATACACAGTACTGACATCGTAATTAACAAGACCCAACTTGTTAGCGATTATAAGCCCTGCGATAATAACTGCGTTGCCGTTAGACCAGAACCGATGCTCCGTGCTAAGTCCCGCCGCTTTGTCCAGACGTGTACGCACAGACTCAACAATACGGCGTACCTCTTCTTTGTTGTTTATAACCCATTGGATATACTCTATGCCTACATGCCCGTAGTTGTTCTTAAAGTCATTTATAAGGTAGGCTGTAGCAGTGTTGTCCCCCTTAACGAAATCCATCTTTTTAACACGTATCTCAAACATCCGATACATCTCTGCTTTCGGCGATGCTTTGTGGCGACCCAGTACTTCCCATGCACTTGTGTTGCCCGAGCTTAACGCGAGCAGTTGCCAAGGTTTACCCCGCGCCCGTTCCGTGTTGCCGTTCATAGACATACGGTTTTTCTGCCGACCACCAGACACCTGATAAACGTAGTCAGACATCTGTTCACCATTTACGTTAGTCATCTCGTCTGACACCAAGGGTATGTTGTGCATCACCTCGCCACGTAGCATACGAGAGTTATGTGTATCTTCTGGCTTGTTCATCAGATCATCGGGGCTTCCCCATATACCGATTGCCGCCATCTGTGCAGTAGTTTTACCTACACCCGAACCGCCGTATAGGTGGATAGACATACTGTTTAAACCCGTCAAGGCCATGAGAGGTGAGCCGAAACCAACGCCAACCACGTATTGATGCAGTTCGTAGTTTGGTTTGTTGTAGAACTCTAACAGTTCAAGGTTCTTTTCTCGAGTGCCTTTAGCCTCAAACGAATCCATTAACCCTGCTGTACTAGAAGAAGATGGGTTAAACTCAGTACTTGTCGCAGTAACTAGCTTGTCACCTAATACGAACGCTTCCATGTTATCGTCTGCCCAACCAAATTGTCGGTGCGCCTCGTCGGCTACAGTTGTACGCTGTAGCTCGTCAACCCATTTTGTTGTGTATGCCATAAGTTTGTCTGTACCCTTTCCAAATGCAGTTACGCCTTCCTTCGCCATGCACTTACGGAACTCCTCACGGGAAGTTATACTCGTAAGAGGCACGTTAAACTGGCGCACACCGTCTCGCGGTAGATGTAAGCGAAACACTAGCGTCTCACCTAGCTCGATGTCATGCAGACGCCGAGTAATATAAATGTCGTGATGGTATATAACCTCTTCTTCGATGTCCCCGTCAGAGTTACTACTACGTAAGAATACGCCGCCCGCCGCTCCACGGAAGTAGGGTTTAGGATATTCTGGTATCTCAAAATCTTCGGACTTCTTTACCCCTGCCTTTAATATCGGTGCAGACACCACCACGTCACCTTCGGACTCCCGAATACGCTTACCCAGTACAATCGGCGATTTGATCTCGTTCCATAAAGGGCAATTCTCGCATGTGCCTTCGTTAAGGTCGTTGAAACGCGCACAGGTGTATGGGCCTTTTATCTCGTCCATCTTCTTGCGCATATCTGCTTCGTTGTATGCAGGGTGTTTCTCTGATATCTTTACTGCGGCCATATCCCCATCACTACAGAACTTTGCAATGGATAGACCTGCTCTCCACAAAGGCTCGCTTACCTCTGCTTGGTTCATGGTAATATACTTTAACTGCTCGCATCCTCGACCTTCTTGAGTTTTCTTAATGATTGTCTTGAAAACATTCTCGCTGTTCTCGGCGTAGGCTTCGTAAAGAGCGTCAGTACCCAAGTCGATCTTGATAACTGGCTTCGCTAATACGCCTAGCTTGGATGTAAAGTCTTCTAGCGCAATAGGTTCTGGCATAGATACACCAAGGAACTCTACTGGTAAGGGTGGCTCTTCTTTATAATTCTTTGAGTTTGGCATGCGTAGTATACGTACCACGTCAGCAGTGACCGCAGGGTCAGCAAGTAATCCGTTCTCAGAACAGCATCGCTTTAATCTGTCAGCTTCCACAGCCCATTGCTCCGCCGAAAGTGCTTCGGTAAGAGGCCAATATACATGCACTCCACGGCCGCTGTTAATCATTAAGGGTTTAGGTAGGGATAACTTCTTACAGAAATCACGCACTGCGGATACTGCGGCTTCTTTAGTAGGGTATTCGTATGTTGGCCCACAATCCAAGTCGAGGAAGAAAGACTTCAACTCGTGTGCGTTCGTACCTTTACGTCCTGCATCCTTGGTTGGTTCTTTAAATGTGCTTAAAGCAAAGTATGTGTTCAGCCCATCTGCGATAAACTTACGTGTAGCTCTTTCTGTGTCTTCAATAGTGTCGTAAAACTTCTGTATACGTACGTCACCTTTAGCGGCGAATACGCAGTAATGCCCTGAGTCGCTGAGTAATCCTTTTAAAAAGTCTAAGTTGTTCATTGTTTCTGCTCCAAAAATATGTCGCGGCGGACTTTCTAAAGGGTTAAACCCGCCGCGACTGCCTATCGTTAAACTAGGTGACTGACCCCTCAGTCGTCCCAGTTGTCTACGATAGAAGCAAGATCGGCCTCGTCAGGAGAGGGAGCAGAAACCTCTTTCTTCTTGGCGACCTTCTTAGGTTCAGGTGCATCGTCGAGTACAGGCTCTTGCTTTGCCACTGATCCATTACGTTTTGTCTCTACCTTGTCGGTTTGGGAGACAGTTAACGTAATTGCTTTGATAGCGTCATCGCTATCTTTCATGGACACAGCTTGGTTTAGTTCTTCCTCAGTCAACGGACGGACTGGCTTGAAGAACAGTTTAGGTGTGTCACTGTTTTCGTCAAAATACATCTGTGTAAGCACAGCGATAGACGGTGTCTTGTGAGCTTTAAGATACTTAGCGTATGCTTGCATACCCATCTTACCATCTTTAGCTTCACCAAATATAGACGTAGCGGGTAACTGCAGTTGGTATACAGTATCGTACTCGCCCTCGAGCATTACAGCAACGCGCTGATTGTAACGACATGCACGGCTCTCGCCTTGTCCAGAACCCTTAATGTTCTGCGGACAATCCATACAACGAGACGCTTGGCGGGTATCCGCAGGTACATCTTTAGACGGGGTTTGTGTATCGGGAGACCAACAAGCAGGTGGAGTTGGGTTCTCAGGATCGTATGCCCCTGCATAGTATGTACGTGATAACTTTGCCGCGTTAATAACGACTACGTTCAAGAGCCCATCGCTCTTAACATTGACTTGCTCACCGCTAACCATTTGACGGAAACGACCACCACGTAGGCTGATACGGTTTGATCCGCCGCCACCGCCGCCACCGGCTAGATTATCGTCGGCTTCCTGCAGTTGTTTAAACAGGTCGCTACTTACTAGGGAGTTGCCTTCTCCAAACAATGATACTTCTGACATATACTATTCTCCTTCTGAATTTTTTGGGGCTTCTTTTTGAGCCTTGTTGGTTTTAGAAGCTAATGCCGCTTCCACTTCATCGAGCCGAAACCGGTAGATATCACCCACCTTTATGTAGCTACTCGCAGGGATTTCACCTGTATATACCCACTTGCGAATTGTAGATAGGGACACTTGGAAGTAATCCACTACAGTATTTATATTCACATATGGCGATTCAATATCACTCATTTTTTCCTCACAGATATTGCGTACTCAGAATCCACATTGAGACCTGCCGGTACTAGGTCAGGGTTTTCCTCAATGAACTGACGTACATGGGTTTGGTTTAAACGCTTCTCAAAGAACTCAGGGACTTCATTAGCCATAATAAAATTGTGCATAGATTCCCAGTCGCTCGTCCAGTAGCGTTGCTTCACAGTGCGATAGAACAGACCCGATGCAGTGCGCACACTATCAACTTCGTGTTCCTTGCAGTATTCCAACAGGGCAAGTTTTACCTTGTCCTGTTGCTCACGGAGTTTGCCCTCTTCCTCTTTATATTTGGAAGTTAACTCCGATCGTTTGTCGCGTATCTTAGTGTACGCCTTAACTAACTTGTCTATTGACACAGCCATGTTGTTCTCCGTTTTATACTTGTATTACTGTCATATACGACTGTATGGTAGTTAGTCAAGTATTTCTTTATATAAATCTATCATCGCAGTGTGTATGTTTATACGTTCGTCTAGCATGCGGTAAATACGTTTTTCCGCGGCAGACCCCGCTAATTGAATTACAGTACACTTTTGGTCTTGTCCCGCACGGTGAATACGGGCGTTAGCTTGTAGGTAAGTCTCCAAAGAAGAAGTAGGCCCCCACCATACTATTGTATTCGCCGCAGTCAAGGTCACACCATGCGCGGCGGACTGCGGTTGGATTACTAGGACTTTCGGATCAGGCTTTGATTGGAACCTGTCAAATATCTCTGTGCGGTTAGACGCAGAAACATCTCCTCGTATGACCTCAGACGTGATGCCGTCTCCTCGGAGCTTCTGTACTAGCATGTCGATAGTATGTCGGAACGGAACAAACACAATTACTTTCTTGCTACTCTCGTCGATGGTCTCCCTTAACGCTTGGTATCGGCTCCTGATGTCGAACTCTACCGAATCTCCATCGTCAGTATAAACTGCACCCGCGCTAATTTGCAGTAGCTTGTTCATGTTGATCGCGGCGTTGGCCGAAGTCACGGACTCCCCTGCTACCTGCATTAACATCTGCTTGCGTAATGTTTCGTAGTACTTCTTCTGCTGTGGTGTCATCTCGACAAAGCGCTTAGTGTAAACCATGTCGGGCAAGTCGAGGCACTCTTCTTTGGTAAATCTGATCGCGGGTTGCAGTACGTGGTGTACCGAATCTTTAGCGGTCTCTTTAGGTTTGTAAGAGAACTGCGTGACTTTCCACATCACCATATCTCTCCATGCGCCAAAGAACCTTGGCACTGACAATGGGTTCACAAGTTTAGCTAGGCCGTAAGCATCAACTGGACTTTGCGCGGCG